GCCAAGAGTGCTTCGATGGTGTCGGAGTTGACAAGTGCCAAGCGTGACGCCATTGACGCTCGCCTTTCTCAACAGGAAGTAGTTATTGAGAAGGTAGTAGAGAGGACTGTCACTCCTGCTGACATTCAAGAAACAATTAGCGACTATCGCCAGCGCCTGGAGCTAATGGCGCGTGAAAACGAAGCATTAAAAAAGGAAGTAGAGGACGCATTCTCGCTTACCACGCATTATGCAAGTCTCCATTCGCAAATTGATAGACTGACGATGGAGAAGCATCAGCTTCTATCTCGCATCGATGAATTGAAGCGTCCCAAGCGCAGCACAACGTCGTTGCGTAACGAAGCTATTGCAAACCTCGACCGTCTTATTAGTGGCTGATGGAAAGCATTAACGTAACCGTGAGGGAAGGTGACAGCTTTGATGAGCTGTACCTTGCTTTCCAGAAGCCTCTTGGCACCTATCGGGATTTCACCAATTCCGAAGTGATTGCACAGATTAAAGAGACGTTTGGCGGCGATGTAATTGACACGTTCAATATTACAAAGCTTGCCGCTACTGGCCATTTGAAGCTTGCACTGTCTTCTGCTCAAACAGAGGCTTTGCGCCGCAATATTGCAAGTGGTTATGACGAGCGCGTCATCACTTATGACGTGGGAAGGCAGGCCGCTGACCCTGCCGACATTGGCGCTCTCTATCTGTGGGACTTGAAAGAGCTGTACTACGTGGAAGAGGGCGGCGGCATTGTTCAAATGGTGCAAGGGACAATAATTGATCCCCTGCTGCTCACATATCGCGTGCGTGTAACTACAGTTGATCGCCATAATCTTGGCCCTTCTGACATTATTCGCATTGCTGGAACTAGCGTGGCTGGCTACAATGCTACTTACACCGCAAACACGCTAGATATCATTGACGAGCGAACTTTTGAAATATTGCCCGTCAATAACGTGCCTGTATTTAGCGCTAATTCTTTTGGAGGTACTCTACGAGTGCTGAAAGAAGATACGATTGTATTAGGCACACTGCAGGTTAAGCCCCGCATCACATCGATTTAAGGAATCATGCCTGACATTGAAGAAGGTCAACAGGTAGTAACAGTTGGCAGATCGGAGCCTATCCAGGCGGGTCAGGCGACCATGGAGCAGTCGCTGCCTGTTGCGCTGGCTAGCGACCAAACTCCCATCCCCATTCTTGACAATCTGAGTGCGCCTTCTGAGGTGCATGATGATCTGCTGGGCAATCCCCGTGTGCAGACCAGCTTGGCTCTGTGGGATTCCACCAACATTATTGCCATTGATCCCAAGCTTTGGAAGCTGACTGAGGATCGTGAAGGCAATCCCCTGCACGCTACTGTCACTCACCTGCCTCAGGAGAGCGGCGCTCAGCTCCTCATCAATACCAACGCACCTAACTCTACAGAGGTGCAGATGCAGAGCCGTCTGGTATTCCCGTACCAGACTGGTCGCATCACTGATGTGAGCTTTGGCATCAGCATGCTTCGCAATATAAATGCGACGCATGAAACTGGCCTGTTCGACGAGAAGAACGGCTATATCGTTCGCATTATTGGCGACGATCTTTTCTTCGTTCGTCGCACCAACTCTGGTGAAACTCCGCAGAACCACGGAGCACCTGCGGGGTCTACTGACTATACAGTCACTGATCCCACTTCTATTTATTTCAACCATCGTTATCGCCTGCTGCCTGAAGATCCTTCCGTGATGGAAGAGATTGTTCCTCGCAGTGTCTTCACTGGCGACAAGCTCGATGGTGTGGGCAACAGTGTTCACACGCTGAGCTTGTCCAACGTGACAATGTTCCGCATCCAGATGGGCTGGTATGGCGGTTCGGCTTGTAAGTTGATGGCATTCGTGCCTGTCGACGAGAATCTACCTGGCGGTGCTGAGCCTAAGAATGCTCGGTGGGTGACAATTCACCAGATCAACACTTGTGATCGCCTGCCGTTCCCGAGCCTCGGCAATCCGAATCTGCCACTGACATTCCGCATTGTCAAGACTGGCAGTCTCGCCCAGGCCGTGTTCCTGAAGATCTACGGCACCAAGGCTGAGATTGATGGTGGCGATGCCACAAAGTATGACATCTTCTCGCATGCATCATCGAGCGTGCAGATTAATCCTGGTGTGCCGCGTCCGCTGCTCTCTATTCGTTGCAAGGAGAACATTGTCAATGCGGAAGGTGCTGTAACGAAGAACATTCTTCGCGTGGTGCCTTTGATGCTCAACCTTTCGTCTACATCGCCCACCAAATTTACGCTGGTGAAGAATGCAAGCGGCTTGGTAGTGAGTGGTGCAACTCTTGATCCGCAGGAAGCTGGTGTGGCTTGGACTTCCAACGCCCAGCTCTCTGCTGTTGAGTACAACACCACAGCATCTGGCATCACTGGTGGCGAGATTGTCACCACGTTCTTCACTGGCAACGAAGACGGTCAAAACCTGGAGCTTCAGGAAATCTTCCGTCTCAACCGCGAGTTCCTCACCCGCCCAATCTCTAATGATTCGGGCCAGTCTGGTGATGTGCTCACGCTGGTTGCTGAAAGCCTTGCGGTGAGTGGCAACACTGTTGCAGGCTCTCTCACTTGGGGCGAGCGCTGATCGCCTTTCACATTGATAATTACTGCTCATGGCAACGTATTACCAGCTTCCCCATGAAGTAGGTCAGAAACGCATTGTTGTTGCAAGCGGTGCCAATGCAGGCACCGTCTTGCAAGAAGCTGGTGAGTTTCCAGTTGGGCAAGCGCCTATGGCGGAGAGCATGCCAGTGGTGGTTCCACTGGAAGGCACTCCGCTAATTATCAATAAATATCTTGAGAAGCCTTCTGAAATCAAGGTGGATGTGCTTGGCAATCCACGGGTTGATGAAGCGCTGAGTCTGTTTAATTACACAGACGATTATGCATTCCGTGATGACGTGTATGTCACGGAAATTCAGGGCTTGAATGAGAGTGGTGAGAATGATGAAGAGAGTGCCAAATGGAGTCAGCTTGAGCGTGTAGCAGTTGACTACACGCCGCTTCCCATTGGCTCATTCCGTCACGATATTCGCCGTCGTGGCATCAATGTAGAACTCGCTAAGGCCTCTGGCGGCTTCCAGCGTGCTCGCTTGAGCACGCGGAAGCGCTTCCGTTATCAGACAGGGCGCGTGATGCGCATGTCTGTGTGCGTGCAGATGAGCCTTGCTGATCTTCCCGCATGTGAGAAGCTCTGGGGCATTGGTGACAGCCAAGATGGCTTCTTCTTCCAAATCAGGGCTGCTGGTGAGGGAGATGATTTCCGAATCATCTACCGTCGCTCGTCTGGTGATGGCCTACTGAAGGAAGTTGTCGTTCCTCGGAGTGAGTTTAATCATGATCCGATGGATGGCACTGGCTATAGCGGTGCCAACATTGACTTCACCAAGAACTGTATGTATCTGGTGGAGTGGGGCTGGTATGGCGCCAGCTCTGCCCGCTTCTATGCATTTGTCGTAGACGAGCAAGACGGTCTTCCTGCAACGGTGAAGCAGGTGCCTCGGGGCCGTTGGGTGTTGATGCACGAGCTGCTCATCCCTGACAGCCTTGATGCGCCGAGCCTTGGCACGCCTGTGCTGCCGTTCACCTTGGAAGTGAGCAACACTGGCTACCTTGTTGAGCCCCAGTTCATCTTTAAGTATGGATTGAGTGTGCAGGTGGATGGCGGCGAGAGTGAAAAGGCCGACATCTATGGAGCCGATCTTTCCAATGGCCGCGACATTGGTCCCGTTATTGGCGGCACTGCGCCGTCACATTTCTTTCCATTGTTTGCCATTCGTGCAAAAGATTTTGCGAACGGCAATATTTTGAATACTCTCCAGGGCTTGCCTAAGACTCTGGAAATGTTCGCGAACTACGGCACTGAGCTTGCCGTGTTCCGCGATGCGGAGTTTGCAGACTTCGATGAAGTGGGTCATTTCAATGGCACGCTTCCTGATGACGACGGCGGTGATTTTGGTCTAGCCGAGTCGCTGCTGCTTGCTCCTGGCGGTGATCTGGTGATCATTACGCTGTTGTTCCCTGATGGGAACAACGAGCCCTTCCAGATTATTGATGATGCCGTGACAGAGGGCGTTCTGGTGAGTCCTGATGGCTTTGTCTATGCAGATCCCTTCCTGTTACTGACAGAACCCCCCGAACAGCTTCCCTTGACGCTGCAGGATCAATATGTGGCCACTGACATGGGCACGCTTGAAGGTAATTTTGTTGTCAAGAAGACTGTAAGTGGCAAGGAACTCACTCGCCTTTACGTTCCGCCGAACAAGCACACCAATGTAAAGCTCACTTCTATTTACGACTTGGTGCGCGAGGCGATTACAACGGAATATGACAGCAAGTTTGATTTCCCCGTTGTCAATGAAGACTATGAAGTGGTGAGCATTGCCAGCAATGGCACTATCACTCTTGACAGGAAACACACCCTGGAAGCGGGCTTCCGTTTCGTTGTTAATAATCAAACCTTCTACGTAGCGACAGTGGAAGGCGAGTTTACGCTAACCATTTCCTTGACAAAGAATGGCGTTGCCATAGTGCCACCATTTGGCGAAAACTCATACGCCCGTGGTTATTACGATGTAGTGATTGACGCCGCTGTTGCATCTCGCGCACGTCCTATTCAGCAAAGCGTAGTGTGCTTTGCAGCTCGCCGAGTAGAAGACGGCCTTCTTCAAACCAATCTTGGAGAAGTGAATGCTCAATGGATGAGAGTATCGAACTGTTCAACAACCAATTCCTATAATGTGTTGAGCCCTGTGCCTGAAGTGAGGGCATTCCTTAACTATGGCTTGCGATAAACATGGCAGTTGGTAGTGACATTATCAATCTGACAGGCGAGGGGCTGCCAGATCAATTGGTTGATCGTGCCTATGCATTTTGCATTGGCACTCAACTTCTTCAAACGCCATCGTTTGACCCCCGTGACGGCAAGCTGGAATTTAAAGTAGCTCCTGACCTTTTGAAGGTGGGTGTTGCTGGAAATACAGCGCCGACAACGGCGCTGGGCCTTGCCACTCGCGCCAATGTCTCTACATTGTCCGTTTGGCAATCGTCTGGTGAAGTGTCAGATGATGGCAGTCAGTTCGGTGTGTATTCGCTGGGCTTTGCAGAGAATGTCAATAATGGCACTCTCGTCAACGTGACTGCTGCTGGCGAATCCATTGCAAGCCTGGCAAAAAATCGCATTGGCAACGATGTGAGCATCGCTTTCGACACTTTCGTTAGCTCTGGCCACGGTTACGGAACAGGCGATGCAGTTGTTATTTATAGCGGTAACACTCCCGCCCCGTTGCAAAGTGGTGTTACTTACTACGTCATTCCTTCTGGCACCGATCACTTCAAGCTTGCTGAAACTCGCGCTGCTGCCGTTGCTGGTAGTGGCATTGACATTACAGTGAGTGGTGGTCCTGTTTATCTGCGAAGTGACGATGTTTGGGAACTGCGACGCAATGGATTGAGCGGCGTTGTCACTGTTTATCGCAATGACAATCTCATCTATACTTATAGTGGCACTACTCTAGAGTCTTTGCGGCCCTTCTTCTGGACCAGGGAAAAGTCTGCGAGTGCTACCATACCTGTATTCAAGGAAATCAAAGTTAGCGGGGCTTCCTAATCAATGGCTCAAAGCAGACTCATCACGGATCTTGTTGAGCTGATTCAGCCCAACAATGATGATATTTTTGTCATTGTTGACAATACATCGGACCCCACGCTTTCCGTTACTAAGCGCATCAGCTATGCCAATCTGAAGGAAAGCCTTCAGGACATGATTGATGTGCTGTTCTCGGCAGGGAATGGCGTTGATCTTACTTATGACGATGCTGGCAATACTGTCACCATCACGGTTCTGGCTGATACAACCATCCAGAAATCGATTTATAGCAATAGTGGCACCACTGTTGGCACCCGTCAACAACTGAACATCGTTCCTGGTGCTGGCGTCACTATTAGCGGTGTCGACAACATTGCCGCTAATCGTGTTGACCTGACGGTTAACACTACGAACGTCTCTGCAGCGACGAACCTTGCCGCTAACGGTTCGCATGCAACCATCATTCAGGCAGTTAATACGCTTGTTGATGGCACCAAGGACATTCGCGTTCGTTCCATTGAAGCCACCAGCAACAAAGTGGCTGTTACCACAGGTTCCACTGGCAACAGTGTGTCCGTGGATGTTGTTCCTGGCAATATCAACATCAACGACCTGCAGGTGGGGCAGCCCCTTGGCGTAAGCCTTGGTGGTACGAATGCAACCACCGCCGCTGGTGCTCGTGCAAGCCTTGGTGCTGCTGCCCGCGGCGACAACAGCGACATCACCAGCATCACTGGCCTCACCACTGCCCTCTCCATCGACCAAGGCGGTACGGCAGGCACAACTGCTCAAACAGCCCTGTTCAACATTGAGGGCGTATCGAGCGCTGTTAACGTCGGCTCCACTGGTCAGTCGCTAATTGTCAATGGCAAATCTGCCGTTGCTGGTGAATATCGCGTTGAGCTGAAGAGCATTCGCCCTGGCTCCTCTAAGGCAAGCGTTACCACTGTTGGTCAAGAGGTTGTTGTTGACGTTAATGCAAATAACGTCTTGAACGCTGCCTCGCAGAATGTCAATCTCAATAACTTCCGCATTACCAACCTTGCGCCGCCGATTAGCGCAAACGATGCGGCAACCAAGGAATATGCCGATTCTGTCGCTCAGGGTCTGACGCTGAAGGAAGCTTGCGTTGCAGCTTCCACGGCTAATTTCTCTGGCACTTACTTCAATACCAGTGGTGCTGTCAGTGCAGTTGATACTGGTGCAGATACACTGACCATTAACAACCACGGTTTCAATACTGGTGAGCGTGTTTACATCTCTTCGACTGGCGCTATTCCTGGCGGACTGAGCGCTGGTGTTGAATACTTTGTTATTAACACTGGCGTCAACAGCATTCAACTTGCTGCTGATTCTGCTGATGCTGCTGGCGGCACCCAGATTGACATTACAAGCGTAGGTTCTGGCACGATCAGTGTTGACCACACGCTCTATCTGCTTGCAAGCGGCAATGGCGCACTGAGTCTTGATGGCGTAGCCATCGCTCAAGGTGACCGCGTTCTCATTAAGAACCAAACAGATGCCACTCAAAACGGCATCTATGTGGCCACTGATGAGGGTGCAGTGAACCGTCCTGCAGTGCTCACTCGTGCTGACGACGCCAACACAAGCTCCGAACTTGCTGCTGGTAGCTTCACCTTTATTGTTGACGGCACATCGCAAGGTGGCATTGCTTACGTGCAGGTGGCTGATGCTCCCATCCTCGATGTGGATGACATCAACTGGACGGTGTTCTCGTCTAGCGCCATTGCTCCCAACTCCGTCGCAAATGACCGACTGGTCCAAATTACTGCTGGCTTGATTAAGGGCCGCGCTGCTGGCGCTGGTACTGGTGATGTTCAGGATCTCACTGCTAATCAGGTGGTTGATATCGTGAACACGGCTACTTCTGCTATTGATTGCGGCACTTACTAAGCAATCACGGTCAGTTTCATCCTTTCATTTGTAATTAACAATGGCTGCCCAAGTTCCTATTTACAACCTTCGCAGCGGGACCGCATCTAAGCGGCCCGCTGCTTCTGGCCTTGCATTCGGTCAGATTGCACTGAACTACAACGAAGAGGATCCTGCCATCTACCTGCGTGGTCATAGTGATGACCTCGTGAAGGTGGCGCCTGTTTACGTTGGCACCACTGCTCCCAATGCCACACCTGCATCTGGTGGTGCTTCTGGCAACACCGTTGGCGAGCAATGGCTCGATACAACTGGTGGCGATTATGTCACGAAGGTGTATGACGGCACGGCATGGCGCTCCCCTGTTATCACAAGTGCGCTGATCAAGGATGGCACCATTGTTGATGGCGATATTAGCGGCGCTGCTGCTATTGGCCTGAGCAAGCTTGCCACTGGCACTCTGCCTTCTGGCGTTCAAATTACCAGCGACAATATTACGAACGGAACTATTGTCAACGCTGACATTAGTGCTTCCGCTGCTATTTCACTCGCCAAGCTTGATACTGGCGCCCTACCTTCTGGTATTACTGTTAGCACCGACAACATTGTCGATGGGACGATTGTCAATGCTGACATCAGCGCTTCTGCTGCCATTGGCCTGAGCAAGCTTGAAAGTGGTGCGCTGCCTGCTGGTATCACAATCACCAGCACCAATATCACTAATGGCACCATTGTTGATGAAGACATTAGCACTGGCGCAGCCATTCAAGATGCCAAGCTGAATACAATCAGCACTGCTGGCAAAGTGAGCGGTAATGCCATCACTGCTGGCACGATTAGCGGCTCCACTGCCGTTAACACCAGTGGCAACATTGCCACTACTGGCGGCATGGCAGTTGGCCAAAGCTCGCTGGCTAATAACACTGACTTTGATTTGAACGGTGCATTTGCACAGACTGTTCAAAGCGTTGGCTCCCTTGATATCGATTGCTCCACGGGTAATTATTTCACCAAGACAATCAATGCAAATAGCACATTCACATTTAGCAATGTGCCGCCGAGCCGTGCCTATAGCTTTATTCTTGAACTCACTCACACATCGGGTACTGTCACATGGCCTGCTGCCGTGAAGTGGGAGGACGACACTGCCCCCACGCTGATCACGGGCAAAACGCATCTCTTCATGTTTATCACCGATGACAGCGGAGCCCGCTGGCGCGGCGCGGCCCTTGTAAACTACACGAACTGAGGATATTTCAATGGATCCGAATTCTCGTCTTTTGATGATGGGCGCAGGTGGAGACGCCCGAGTGTCACTTGGCACTATATCATGGACATCAAATTATATTTCCACTGCGGCAATTAGTGGCGTAAATTTTGTCGCAGGCGAGACCTCGACGACTAGTAGCAGTTCTGCTTATACAACAGCTTTCCCTACGGTGACGACAACAGGATGGCATTTGCAGTGGCGTCAAATCGAGGGCTATTCTCAATATATCAATTTTGTTGGCGTGTCAAACACCAATTCAGTTAACATGAGCTACGGCGATACTCGTACTACGACTTGGTATTGGAGTGGTGGCATTTTCGGTTTGGGTAGCGGTTCAGGACCAGGAGTATTAAGAGGAGATTACGTGCATACGCTCGCTGTCAGACTGGAATCTGGCAGCCCAAGAATATATTTCAAAAATGGACAGACTGGAACGGTTGCAGGCCCTTTCGACTGTCCGTCAGGAACACTGTATTTTATTACTCAAAACCAAGGTGGTTACAAGATTGGCGATATTACAATTCAGAATAGCGGCACTGTATATCAAGGCGGTGGCGGCCTATGGTGATTTAGCGAGTTTTTTAATGCGCAAGATTGCGCGTTTTAATCGGCTATTTAATGGCCATTTACAACCAATTCCTACTAAAGACTCAAAATGACTTACGCGCTCATTGAAAACGGAAGCATCGCCAAGTATCCCCTTAGCGAGATAAGCATCAAATCACTCCATCCCAATACATCTTTTCCAGTTCCATTTGAAGCGCCAGATGGTTATGTGAAGGTCCATCAAGCAGACCCACCGACTTTCGATCACACTAAAAACCTGATCGAAGCAGACCCTGTGAATGATGGCGGGGTATGGACACAGGCTTGGACGGTTGTTGACGCGAGTCAAGCCGAAATTAATGCGCGAACTGCAGATAAAGCGAGAGTTGAGAGGAGTGAGCGTAACCAGCTCTTGTCTGCAAGTGATTGGACTCAGCTTTCTGATGCCCCTGTGGACACTGCTGCATGGGCGTCGTATCGTCAAGAACTACGCGACATCACATTGCAAGCTGGTTTCCCCTGGGAAATCACATGGCCTGAAGAGCCTGTGTAATGGCTAAGCCCAAAAAGAGCCTCACAGGCTCCACATTGATCACGAGCAAGCCCAAGCGCACTCGCCAAGGACAGGGAAAAAACAGCAAGCAAAACCACGGGCGCAAACAGTCTCGCGGACAAGGTAAATAGCTTGAAAGGAGGGCCTTAGGCCCTCCTTTTTAATGGTCAAAACT